AAAGGTATATTATGAAAATATTAGTGGTAGGTGCTGGATTATCTGGAGTTACTATAGCTAGAGAACTGGCTGATAGCGGCCACAGTGTTCACGTAATTGACCGCCGTGATCACGTTGCCGGCAACGCCTATGATTACAATAACGAACACGGTATAAGAGTTCATAAGTACGGTCCACACCTATTTCATACTAATAATAAAACAGTTTTTGAATGGCTGTCTAGATTTACCGATTGGGTTGAATATAGACACAAAGTAAAGGCCCAATTAGCAGACGGCCAATACGTAACGTTGCCTGTTAATAAAGAAACAAAAGATATAGTAGGTGAAGAAAACGTCTTAGATGTATTCTTCAGACCTTATACTAAAAAGATGTGGGGAGTAGAGTTAGATAAACTTAATCCGGATATTATTAATCGTGTACCTATAAGAGATGACGACAACGAATTATACTTTCCAGATGATAAAATACAGTATATGCCTCGGCTTGGCTATACAGAAATGGTTAAGAATATTCTTTATCACCATAATATCACAGTTGATCTTAAAGTGCATTTTAATAAATCATTAGAGAAAGAATATGATCATGTGTTTAACTCTATGCCCATAGATGAGTATTATGAATTTAAATATGGAAAGCTACCTTATCGTTCTATTAAATTTGAGACAATAAGTCTACCTATACCAAAAGCATTACCAACTGCAGTTGTCAATTTTACTCATCACGGACCTAAGACCAGAGTTACAGAATGGAAAAATATACCATGTCATGGTGACAATAAGTATATGACAACGCTTACGTTTGAAGAGCCATGTGATTATCTTGAAAATAATTTAGAAAGATATTATCCAGTAAAAGATGCTGATAATAAAAATAAAAAGATTTACGAAAAATATAAAAAACTTCAATCTAAGAATATGACATTTATAGGTCGCTGTGGATTATATGCATACTTAGATATGCATCAAGCTATAAATTCTTCATTGGCTATAGCAAAACGATTTAAGGATAAAAAATGAAAAACATGATTTACCAATATTGGCAAGGACCTTTAAAACCTGGGGTATTAGCTAGTACTAAACTAATGAAAGCATATGCAGATAAAATTGGAGCTGCATATAAGTTTGACCATAATGTTACTATCGCCAGTAAAGTAGTAAATGTACCAATATATTATGAACCTGCTAATCCATTAGTGAGCGCTGAATTTGATCAGTATGATAATGTGGCATTAATAGATATTGATGTGTTTCCTGTAGAAGGATTATCAGATAATTTGTTTATGCTTAATGGCGAAGACGCGGGTATTTGCACTGAACCTAAGCAACCTTTCTTTAGAACAATTTATAATTCTGGTGGAATTACAAGCGCAGTAGATAAAGTATGGGCTAGAACCTGCGAAGACACTTGGGGCATAAAATATTCTTATGATAAAGAAGGTAGACCAGAAGTATTTAATACTGGCGTAGTAGTAATATCAAAAGCTGGATTGCAAAAGATGAAAAAGGATTGGCCGTCATTTCAAGACTACGTAGATAAAATGGGTCAATTTCCTAGGTTCTATAGGCTCTTTCAAGATTACTTTTCAGCCTTTATTCATCTTCCTAATTTTAAGTTAATGCGTATGCCTAACGAATGGAATTGTTATATGCACAAAGTAGGGTCTCATCCTGTGGCCAAAATTGGTGATAACAGGCCAGATAATGCAAAGCTAGTACATATTATGTTCCGCACAGCCGATGACTGGCCAGAAGAAGCTCTATGGCAGATTACTAATAGTCCTGTTAATGAATGGAATTTGCCAGTAAATAAAAACTGGCCTAATGAAGGATAAACTATGAGATTATTTGTGACAGGCGCCACGGGTTATATAGGTGCTCATTTTGTAAAAACCGCTGCAGAGGCTGGACATACAATTTCAGCTGCAGATTTTAATACTAAACAGAATGATATTTTTAAGTACTGTCACAAATTTTATCCTTGGGATATTCGAAATAAACTGCTGAATAATAATGATACATATGATAAAGTAATTCATATTGCTGCGCAAACAAAAGTTCCTAATTCAGTAAAAGATCCTTATAACTATTATATGACTAATGTCATCGGAACTAAGAATGTAATCGATGCTGCAGCATGCGATCATTTTGTTTATTGTTCAACTGGCAGTGCTTTCGAACCACAAAGTAATCCATATGCAGGATCAAAACACGCAGGTGAATTAATAGCAAAACAATTTAAACCCAAATGCAGTATTGTGAGATTCTATAATGTAAGTGGCAATGATGGTATGGCAAAATATGATGATGAATATAGCCATCTCATTAGAAGAGCAGCTGCTGTAGTTAATGGTAAATTTGATAAGCTGTATATTCATGGAACTGACTTTGAAACAAGAGACGGTACGTGTGTCAGAAACTATACGCATGTCAAAGATATAGTCGATTCCTTAATGAGAATAACCGAGAACGAACCTACAAATGAAATCGATTGTTTAGGTTCTCCTGAAGGGCATTCAGTAAAAGAAGTTGTAGATGCAATGGCCAATGTTTCGAGAGTTAATTTTGAAGTAGTTGAAGGGCCTCGCAGAGCCGGTGATATTGCCATATCAACTGTTCCTACCAAATCTAAATATTTTAAACAAAATAAATCATTAGAAGATATGTGCATTGACGCTATAAAATACGAGGTATAAAATGATAAATTCTGAACTAGGGCACGTAAAAACTCTAAAGCAGTTTCATAAGGAAATTGTAAGACAGCAGACAGAAGCACATGGCGAACATTATTGTGATCACCATGAGGTTATTAAAGAAAGAATGAAAGAGTGCGATTCTTATATGGAGCTAGGTACACACCAAGGTGGTACGGCTTCTGCGGCCCTACTTACTAAACCAAAGAAAATCGTATTAGTCGATAACGATATGTCAAGATATAGAAAATTCTTACAGCCTATTGCAGAAGAGTTTTGCTTGAAACATAAAATCATTTTAAAAGAAATTGAACAAGATTCTACACATCTAAAATCTTCTGGTGGCCCTGTGGATTTTCTTTTAATTGATAGCTATCATCATCCTCAACACATGTCAAGAGAACTTATGACACATCAAGTTAATATTAAAAAATATATTTTGGCACACGACACTAGTATTATTAATGGTCGTCAGAATAGTTCTTTGTATGAAACTTTAGTTAGGTTTTGTGATCAGTATCCGTTTAAAGTCATTGAACGTAATGAAGTCGCAGAAGGATATACTTTACTAGAAAGAGTATCATGAAAGCCTATGCTATAGTAATTAGAGACCACGATATATCTGAGCACGGGTATAAAAACCTGGTGACTAGTTCTTTTAGGGTCAAGAACGATTTTGAAATAAATCGATTCAATGCTATAGTACCTGAAAATACTGATGTACTTCTTTCAAAATTTAAGTTACAATGGAATTATCCATGGACCGGAGAAGTTACTGATTTTGCGTCAGGCTTAATTAAACGCGCGTATGTAACGGCAAGACCTAAGGCTAGGGTTGCAGCCGCGCTGAGTCACTATTCACTGTGGCTTGAAGCCGCCACAAGCAACGAAACAATATTAATATTAGAACACGATGCCTGTTTTACTTATAAACTAAATATTAATCCAAGTGAATGTAAAGGAAATATTATTGGAATTAATAATCCACTTGGCTGTACACGTAAGGCTAGAGTGTTTTATCAGAAAGTAATTGACAGCCAAAACATGTTTCAATTAGCTCCTAAGGTAGATAATGAAAATGTTCCACAGGGGTTAGCTGGAAATAGTGCATATATAATTAAACCAAGCGGCGCAATTAGAATGCTTAAGCTTGTAGAGGAATTTGGCCTTTGGCCAAACGATGCCATAATGTGCAGACAATTATTTCCTGACTTATATGTCACCCGTAAATTCTATACTACTATTCAAAATTTAAAGAGTACCACGACTCAATGAAAAATTATGTTATTACTATGTCCCAAATGCCAAAGTCTGTTGAGGCGGCGGCACGGTGTATTACATCTGGAAAAAGATATGGCTTTGAAATACAAAATTGGGAAGCTACAACTCCTAATGAACTTCTATATGGATTTCTTTTTGATGCAGGTATTGAACCAGAAGGATTTAAAGAAAAATATTCGCGTTTAGATAACTGCATGGCTGCTTTTCACTCGCATTGGTCGTTATGGAAGCATTGTACAGAAATAAAAGAAGAAGTTACTATATTTGAGCATGATGCAGTATTGGTTGATTATATCCCTAATATGCCTTTTAATGGGTGCATAAATTTTGGAAAGCCTTCTTATGGCAGATTTAATGTTCCACCTCTCCTCGGTAAAAATAAATTAGTATCTAAAAGATATTTCCCTGGTGCCCACGCCTACCGTGTGAGCCCGTGGGGTGCACAGCGACTTATTGATGAATCTAAGCGAAAAGCAAAGCCAACAGATGTGTTTTTACATCTTGACGTATTTCCGTGGCTAGAAGAGTATTATCCTTGGCCTGTAGAAGCAAGGGATACATTTACAACTATACAAAAAACAGAGGGATGCCTAGCAAAGCATAATTATAATGGTAGCTACAAAATCGTCTAATCTTTTTATTACAGGGTGTGATCACATCACTGAATGGCAATTGCCATGGTTTGTAAATAATTTTAAAATGCATAATCCAAATGCTGAGTTAATGATATATGATTTCGGCATGAAAAATAATCCATATCCGGAATTAAGTGTGCATCTTAATAGTAATGATCGAGGGTGGTTTAAAAAACCATCTGCTATGATGAAAGCAGCTTTAGCAGCTAACAAGGTTTGTTGGTTGGATACTGACTGCCACGTTCAAGAAAACATTGAAAATATATTTAACTTTACTGAACCAGAAAAGCTATGCATGGTAGAAGATATTCCGTGGTCTAAAAGGCGTGGTGAAACCTGGCATAACTCCGGAGTAATAGCTTTTCAAGGTACGCCATCAATTTTAGGCAAATGGGCAACAGAAGTAGCATATAAGCCTATAGTAGGAGATCAGGAAGTACTTCACACTATAGTTGGACAAGCTCTTAATAGAATGAGATATATAAAAGACCTACCTAGAGCGTTTAATGTATTAAGATTAGATGTTTTAGATGGCACTACTCCAGACAAAATAAAAGTTATGCACTGGACAGGCGCTAAGGGTAATGAAGAAATTAAAAAAATAATTAGAGAGACAATTAGATGACTAGAGTTGCTCATATTATTGGTAACGGTGATAATGCTCCTATGTACAAACCAGCCAAGGGCCTTAAAATTACGTGCAATCTTCCTCCATTTACGGTAGAAAACTGCTATACAACTTGCATAGTAGATTTTAAAATGTGCATGGCTATCACTGACGGTTCTGTTACCGTACCTGGCGATTGGGTGCTTGGGTTTAGACCTAAGATTTGGTATGACAAAAATAAAGATAATTTTCGTATGAGGTTTGGGCATCACATAAAAGAGTTTTATACCGTATTACCAAAATATGCAGGTAATTACACTAATCTTAATTGCGGGCATTTCGCAGCGCATTACACGGCAAACAGACTACAGGCAAAAGAGATACATCTATATGGGTTCGATTCGTTATTTGATATGAATCTAAGAAGCTGTACGGACTTTTATCTTGGATCAGACCGCGGCACTACAAATAACGTGCGGCTCAATGATAACTGGAGGCCTATTTGGCAAAAAATCTTTGAAGAATTTAAGGACACGCAATTTGTACTTCACCACAATCATGATAAACTTAAATTTCCTAAAGGCGAAAATGTTGAGATTGTAACAAAATAATGGTGTACAAATATTGTTAGGTAGTGTAGAATTATGCCTATGATGATAGTTGAATTCCAAAATATAAAATCCGTAAAATTTCAGGATCTAATCTGTGACGTACTAGAGTTCGGTCGAAAAAAATTATTTCCTCGTCATAAGCACGTTTATATAAATATTATTGCAATGCGCAATAGAGGAGTATATGGCGACTGCATGTATGAAGATGATCGTGACTTTACGATTCGCTTTGATACAACCCTTCCCCAAAATGAAATCGTAGCAACACTTTTACATGAACTCGTTCATGTCAAACAATATCTTCATAAAGAAGAGATGTACTATGATTTGCCATATGATGAAAGACCACATGAAATTGAAGCGCTTGCGAAGGAGAAACAACTAACGGAGGCTTACTATGGCCGCACGTAAAAAGAATGAAATATTTGATAAACATTGTGGAGATCTAATTGACGATAATATTAATATGACAGTACCATGGTACCTTATGGCTGCATATGCATATTATGAACAAGATCGTCCTATATTATCAGATAGCTATTTTGACAGACTGGCAAATAAAATGCTAAAAGATTGGGATAAAGTAGAACATATGCATAAAGAGCTTATAAGTAAAGATATGTTAGAAGCAGGCACTTTTTTAGGAGAGTATCCCAGCCGGGTTAAATATGCATTAGCGGATTTAAGAGGTAAAGATGGCAGATAGCGACGATCCTTGTGATGGCATTGAAGCAGCAAGCTTGACTGGATGGATTAAAAGCGATAACTCCAACACTAAAAAGGAAAAAAATAAAAAAGAGATTGTACCACTTTCATATGCCCGTTTTGAGCACGGATAAGTTATTGAAAACAAACGAAACAAAGTTTGAAAAAAGCTAAATTAACTGTGTACAAATGATTTGGAATAGTGTAGTATGGTTATATCAAATGGAGAAAAACAATGTCAAAATTCGGAATCAACTTTGTAAATGCTTGTAACGCTGGTCTTAGCTTTCGTATTCAAACCGCTGAAGGTGAAATCGAACGTCGTGCAGATGATACTGCTGATGGTGTATATTTGGTAGAGCGTTACGGTATTGCTTCTGATTGTTATTTTTCTTCAGATATGGATTTTGCATCTGATGAAGGTTTCGCTGATGACGATGGAGCTAAAAAGCTTTTTAACCGTATCATGAACAACGTATGTGAGGCGGCTTAATGTTTAGCCTCAATACACTTCTTAATGGCATGACCATTGCCGGTCTTTTCTTTGCAATAGGAGCTATCTTATAATGTTTGATTCTGAATTTGTAACCGCCTTTGAAAAAGCATGTAATAACTATGTTAACCAGACTGAAGACGGAACGGTTATATGGAACTATGTTGAGTCTGATTTAGCTTTGGATGGCTGGATAGAAAAATTAGGTGAAAACTTTAATTCGTTCTTTGACGATATGTCAGATCAATTTCTTGCAGCTAAGAGGGCAGTGTAATGATTCAATCAACTCGTAATGGCTTTGATATTGCCGAAGAAGAAATCAATCGCCTTGAAGCCTCACCTGTTCAAGGTGATCAGTCTTGCATGGTTCAAAGAGACATGAAGCAATGGGCTCAAAAAGAAGGTATGTGGCCTATGTCACAATATACGCATATCGTTGATGCACATGCTAGGCATCGTGGCTGGACTCAAGAAGGATTTACTGGAATGGAGATTGCAGATGAGACCATCTGAGATAGCTATGCAAATATTTGCTTCGTTGTATGATAAGCAGCATATCACTGCCGAAGATATTCATGAATGTCTTACTGTTCAACTGTATGCGGGCGATTTACCTGCTCTTAATTCAACTGACGTAGATGTGGCAATTGAACTTGTAACATCTCTTAATGAGGAATATAATAGATGAAATATTTAATTACTGCTGCAGCGGTTTTAGCTGCTACTTCTGTTTCTGCAGAAGTAACTAATATTAAAGTCTTTGACCATAAAAAAACTGTAACGCAATCCGTTCCTGTATCTGAACGGCGATGCCAAGATGTGCAAGTTCCTATTTATCAGCAAGGCGGTCAAGCCTCTGGGGGTGATGTATTACTTGGCGCAATCTTAGGTGGTCTTATTGGTGGTACTGCATCTGGTAAAGACAGTGGTGCTGCGATTGGTGCTCTTGGTGGTGCTATCGTAGCCAACGAATCGGCTAAAGGTGCTAAGGTAACTGGATATGAACTTCAAAGACAATGTAGTGATGTTGTCGTGTATCAGAATTCTAATGTAAGTGTATATAGTCACTCGACTATAAGATTTTATATTGACGGCAAACGATATGTAGTGCCGTTTGAAAGGTAAGGTAGAAAATGATTGTAATAATTTTAGCGTTGTTTGCTCATGATAACCAAGAGTTCTTTGCTCTTTCTCATCAGCAGCAACAAGAAGGTTATCAGTGGGAGATGATTAATCCAAATTGTCGTCCTCCTGGTGAAGGAACTCTAGCTCTTGTAGATGGAGATGGTAATGTTTGTTGGCAGCTCGTAAAGCCAACTGAATAATATAATGGACACGTAGCTCAGCTGGATAGAGCAAGTGCCTTCTAAGCACTAGGTCGAGGGTTCGAATCCTTCCGTGTTCGCCAATAAGGAGAAACTAAATGGAAGTAGCAATAATTTGGTTTTTGTCTATGTACGGTATGGGTGAGTACATCAAGAAAGTGGATAGCCACAACAAAGCTCTTGGTGCATATATCGCCCGTGTCGATGAGGAAATGAATAGAATAGACGAGCAGCATGTAGATCTAGCAGTAGCTTATGCTGCATTCAGAGCTCGTCAAGTAGTTCAGCAGGAGAGTCTCCAAGAGAGAATCCAACTGCTGGAAGGCGAATGAGGAAAGCCTGCAATATCGCAAACGTACTCAACTAAACCCTATTCACGTTAAACGCTCGAGCGGTGTTTAGGTTGGTATACGATCTGGTACCAGGAAACCCAGACGGTTGCTGCATACGTTAAATGCAGATAGGAAGGGGGGCTCTGCAGAAGCCCCCTTTTTGATAAATATAGTTTAATCATAATAATAAAGATAGGTTAAACTATGAAAATGAATCAGAATAAGTACGATGTAACTGTAATAAAAGTTGTTGATGGTGATACCGTTGATGTGGATATTGATCTAGGTTTTGGTATTTGCTTAAAAGATGAGCGCGTGAGAGTAATGGGTATTGATACGCCTGAGTCTCGTACGTCTGATAAAGTTGAAGACTTATTTGGTGAAGCTGCTAAAGCACGTTTAAAGGAGCTTATGAAGCACGGCGGAAAACTTATCACGACGGAAGATAAGCATGGCGAAGACATGAAGGGTAAGTTTGGCCGCATTCTTGGAGATTTTGAAGTAGACTACCACGGTGAAATGAAACGCGTGACAGAGATTATGGAATTAGAAGGCCATTGCGTGCCATACTTCGGTGGCAGTAAAGAAGAAACCCAAGCAGCTCATATGGTGAACAGAGCACGCCTTATAGCTGAAGGCGTAATCTCTCAGGCCGATGTTGATGCTGCTCAGGCTAAAATGGATAAAAAGAAAAAGTAATTATTTCTTATCTTCTTTGGGGCCTTTTCCTTTTGAATAGGCTTGGGCTCCAAAGAACGCAGCTACAAGACCGGCAATTGCTACAAAGTATGTAGGTGCAATATCGCCTACTATTTTTGCAGCGCTGTCGACGCCTAATATACTAGTAAGTAGAATAAGCACAGGATAGAGAAGCATGCCCCATAAAGCAAACCACGCCATAGACCTTATCTGGTCTTCCTTAGCATCTTCGTTCTCTTGCATTTTCTTTTTATGTTCCCACTCTGCAATTTCTTTTGCGCGAGCCATTTCTTCGTCAGTAATAATTCCATCACCGTCGGTGTCTAGATGTGCGTAGATGGAATCTGCTTCCATCATTTTAGCTTTAGCCATATTATCCCCCATTCCTTTTCATTTGTATTTATAAGAAAGAGACATTATGCAGGAGAGATATCATGAATATATCAAGAGGAAACTCAAAGAAGAACGTGAAAGAAATGAACTGGATAGACATAGACAAAATACTATGGGAAAAGATTTCAAAGTGGAACGGGAAAGAACCAAGCAAAAAGAAGATACTATCTGAGGTATCTAAGTTTTTTAATTGGTCTGATAAGCAAACTAATTTAGCTTGCGCAAGACATTTTAATATGTACAATAATAAAAAAATAGTGTAGAATAATTTTATGAATATTTTTATATTGTCAACAGACCCCGTAGAAGCCGCAGTACTACAATGCGACAAGCATGTAGTCAAAATGATTGTAGAATCGGCACAGATGCTATCCACAGCGCACAGGATGCTCGATGGTTATATGGAGTTACGTCCATCTAAGTCAGGCAAGCGCATGGTCAAATATTGGGTGCATCCTAAATTATCACTGGAAAATACCCTATATAAAGCTGTACACCACGGGCACCCGTGTACGGTATGGACTATGCAGACAAATGCTAACTATGAATGGCATTACAAACACTTCGTAGCTTTATGCGATGAGTACAAATATCGCTATGGTAAAGTTCATGCCACTGATATTCTGCTTCGAAAAACATTACGAAAACCGCCGAGTGGCACAACATGGTCAAATCTCTATACTCCATTTGCTCTTGCCATGCAGCATGAACCACAGTGTATTCATAAAGATGATCCTGTTAGATCCTATAAAGAATACTATCAAACAAAGCAAGATCGGTTTAAAATGGTATGGTCTAAGCGTGATGTTCCGGAATGGTTTTCTGAGAAAATGCTAACTAGTTGATTTCATTGAAAACAAAGTTTTGATTTTCCGCATTTTTTTATGTACAAACGATTCGTAATAGTGTAGGATGTATATATGATAAGGAGAAACACAATGGAATTTACTTACTCAGATGATCTTTGGTCAGACCTTCATAAAGATGTTCATGGCTTCCGTCCTTCTGCAATTTTCATGAAAAACCTTCTAGCGTTTGATGATGAAACAAAGCAAAATCTTTGGGATGCTCTGTGTGAGCAACTTGAAGAAAATACTAAAGCCGAGCAATCGGCTGAAGTAGTTGCTATCGAAAAGTTCGAAGCTCGTCTTAAAGATGTTATCGAGCTTGGTGCCGGTAATCGTACCAACGCTCTTTTGTGGATGACTAGTACTGAAACCTTCTATCACATTCAAGATGTTGAACACTTTGTGTGGGAACAAGGTATTTTGTTTACTCAATATGGTAAACAGCTAGTTAAAGATTTAGCTGCCGTTGTCGATTATAAGGAGGCAGCATAATGTATGATCTAGATGTAATTGTAAAAGGTTGGAATAAACTTCCTCGTCACGGTTCACCTCAAGATCGTGGTAGTGCAGATGCCTATTACGGCCGGCCAGAAGATCCTCATTATTATGTTGGTTCTACATATCAATCTGAACGTGTTGGAAAAGATAACATGACTGTCGGTGAGATCGAAGCCTACATGTATGGTTATGATAACGAAGAAGATAGAAAAGATTGGGGATGATAAAGGTTAACGATAAAATCTTTGATTGTCTTTACAAAGCAATTGAGTATCGAGATCACCTTGATGCTCACTATATAGCAGTGGTGTGGAATGTATACAGTTGAATTTGATGAGGACGAAACACTCATTACAATCTTAGACGATAAAGGAAAATACGATGACGTTTCGGTTTTTCTTTATGACGATGTAGTTTATATTCGCCAGTGGAATGAAAAGGATGACAGATTTCAAGTTATAGCTTTGACTGATATGATGTATCTAAAATTAATGTCAGCATGGACTTCACCGGAAGGTGCATTTATTTTAGAAAAAAAATGATAAGTTATTGATTTTAAACAAAACAAAAAGGTGTACAAACCGTTTTTAATAGTGTAGAATGGTTTTATTAATTATGGAGAATACTATGAAAACTGCAACTACTCAATCTGATCGTCTTGCTCTCATCAAAGAAATCGCTGAGCGTAAGAAAAAAATGTCTAAGATCCGTAAACAGTCTGCATCAGTTATCTCTCGCGCCAAGCCTGTTTCTCGTAAGAAAAAAGATCTTGACATTCCTAAAGAGTCTAACATGTATCACTGGACTGATGCATCTAAATACGCCAAAGAATACTATGGCGAAACAATGTTTGAAACAACTCGTTACGACAACGATTGGGATTGAGTCTTAGACTCTTTTCCTCATACGTCCGTGCAGAGGGCAGGCCACCTGAAAACACAATCTCGCGAGAATAATTCGCCTGTGAAATATCAGTGTCGTGAAAACGTGGAGATATTAGTTTCAATCAAACTAGAGCGGCAACGTCAATAAGGCCGTGCGGAAGTGATTGGATATACTAGGGGCGTATGAGGAAAGGAGTTTATTATGAGAACTGTACACTATGTTGGTATGAGTGAGGCTCGTTATGAGGCAGCCCGCAGGGTCTTCGGTGGTCCTGCCTACTATCACAAACATATGGACGCTAGAGTCTATAGCGAAGTTGGTGATAGTGATGTTGTTATAGTAGGTGATCCTAGAATGCACAAGTATGTATGGGATGCATCTGCAGTTGATAGGAGGTACACAGATTGATTTTTAGTACTAGTCTCATTGATACTCAGGACCATTGGATGGTCGGTACTGAATGGATTTATGCCAAAGGTACTGTCACCATGCATCCTGAGGGTTTCAGTTGTTCTTGTAAAAAAGCGCCACGTAAACCATGTAACCATATTCGTAATGTTAAGTTACGTATCTATGGCACATTCGATCAACATTATAAGGAGGCAGCTTAATGTCTATGCATATGATTAGAGGAGTTCAAGTCCATGGTGTAGGGAAACGCCGTAAGGCGAAACGAAAATCGAATAAATTATTAAAGGCGGAAGCCGAACATCAAAAGTTTCTAGATAAACTTGTTTCAGGTAAGTCAAGTTATAGGCCTGACTTACCTGACTATAATTGTGGTCCTCGTATGACGAGTGATCGTATAGCAGGCAATGGTCTTGCAAAAGAACGTAGTCGCTATACAGGTGATGAAATCGCTGGTATTGTAGTTACACATAAATCAAATCTAATGCCAGTTCGTAAAGATAACAAACAAGCAGCGATAGATGCTGCATCGATGAGGAGATAATATGTCAGACTATCAGGTTGCACATCTCGATCGACGTGTGCAATATCTAGAAGGTAAAATTCAAGATTGGGAAAAGGTCATTGACATACTAATGGCTGATCCTACTTTTATGCACACACTTGGCGTAAAAGAATTAAAAAAGAACCAGAACCCGAATATCGATTTAACTTACAAAGTAAAGGATCCCTATAAATGATTGACTCAAGCTCTCGCGAATATATGATTAATGAATTGCAGAAACGTGTCTGCCGTGTCATTTTTAAAAAAGTAAATGGTGAAGAGCGTGATATGATGTGCACGCTAATTGAAGATGTTCTGCCTGACGCTAAGAAGAATGAACCTATTACGCAAAAAAAGGTTCGTGATATTAATGAAGAAACAATCGTAGCATTTGATACATTAAAGGGCGGTTTTCGTTCTTTTCGCGTTGCAAATGTCATCTCTTTCACATAGTATAAATAGTCATTCATAATTAAGGAAACCATATGTTTACTACACTTTCTATTATTCAGTGGCTTCTTCTTGGTGGTGTAGCTATAGTCGGTTTTTTATTTGGTCGCGACATGTCACGCCATGAGACAGAAGAAGTTATTGAAGCCACAATTGTGGCGCTAATCAAAAAGCGATTTGTAAGAGCTAAATTAGTTGATGGTGAATATGAACTATATGAGTATGACGAAAAAAAATTATAACTGATTGATTTCTAATAAAAAGTTTTTATGTACATTACAGCAAAACTGTGATAGAATAGTATTATATTATGAATGGAGATCATCATGGCTCGTAAGTCTAAACTCAATCAGATTCGTGAAGAATTGGCAAAAACATCTACTGTAAAGCCTGTTAAAAAACCACGTAAAAAACGAGTATTAACGCCCGAACAAAAGGCTGTATTAGTTGAACGTATGGCAAAGGCAAGAGAAGCTAGAGGACCGGCTAAGCATATGTCAATTGACGAGTCGATTCGTAACTTGCCTGACGATCATTTGCTTTCCCCAAAGAAAGTAAAAGAATGGCTTAAGCAGCAGAAAGAAATGCTGAAAGCCTTAAAACATCAGAAAGATAGTAAAGATTCTGCAATGCGTAAACAGTATTATGATACTGAAACATACGTATTTAATCTGCAGCGCTATCTGACTGATGGTGTCTATCGTGATTTTCGGTATGGTGCCGAGAAGCAAAGTAAAATTAAACATAGCTGTACAGTAATGGCATACTATCCTGATGGTACAGTTAAAAGAACTCCAGGAGTATTTTATGCTGATATCGGCGGAGAGTATACAAACGAAATGGCAGCTGAAGACTATGCAAGACAAAGAAAAATTTCTAACAAAAAGCGAGTTCGCAAAGTTAATTGAAAAGACTGTTAAGTCGCATAGATCATCTTATATGGACGCAATCATCTGGTTGTGTGAAGATAATAACGTTGAATTGGAGGATGTAAAAAAGTTTATATCACCGATCATCAAAACGAAGTTGGAGGCAGAAGCAATGAATTTAAATTTTCTGCCTCGACAAAACAGTTTACCTTTTGAGTAAATTGATATATAATGTTCATACTATAAACATTAAAACATATTGTAACATACAAGGAAAATATATATGAGTTTTGCAGCACTAAAACGTAATCGTACTGATCTTAATAGCTTGATTAATCAGGCTCAAGAAAACACAGGTCAACAATCTCAACGTCAATCAGAAGATCCACGCTTCTGGACACCAACACGAGATAAGGCTGGCAATGGTTACGCTGTAATCCGTTTCCTACCAGGAGACGCAGAAGCCCCAACACCATGGGTTCGGTACTGGGATCACTTCTTCAAAGGCCCAACAGGTCAATGGTATGTAGAGAAGTCTCTTACATCTATTGGTCAACCAGATCCATTAGCTGAAAGTAACAGTAAGCTGTGGAATGAAGATGGCTCTGACGAAGCCAAACGTACTGTACGTGAGCGCAAACGTAACTTACGATATATTGCAAACGTACTAGTTATTTCAGATCCTGCAAATCCAGAGAACGAAGGTCAAGTTAAACTTTATCGCTTCGGCAAGAAAATCTTTGACAAGATTATGGATAGCATGCAGCCTCAGTTTCCTGATGAAGCTCCGGTTAATCCATTTGATATGTGGGAAGGTGCAGACTTTACGCTTAAGATTCGTAAGGTCGAAGGTTATCCAAACTATGATGCTTCTTCGTTTAAGTCAGCTTCGGAATTACTTGCCGGAGACGATGAGAAAAAAGAAGTCATTTATGAAAAACAACATGAAATGACTGAATGGACTGATCCAAAAAGCTATAAGACATATGACGAACTTAAGTCACGTCTTGCTCTAGTCCTTGGAGAGTCTGTACCACGAACTGTCCGCGAGCAGGTATCATTAGATACTACAGAGTCTTATAGTTCTCCGGTAACAGCCGCTCCTGAGCCTGCAATGCCATCAGCACCTGCAGCTACGGCAGAAAGTTCATCTATGGATGATGATGACACCATGTCGTATTTTGCTAAACTAGCAGCAGAAGACTAATATATTGGGGGCGGCTAGCGTCGCCCCTAATCCATCATCCACTTATTATGAGCACCGGCAAAACCTCTGATCATTTGCTTAGTCGTTGCAACAGCATCAACTGCAGACTTAGGAGCAGGTTTTGGCATACTAGTTCCAGCATTATTGTTATTTGTAATAATGTCACCTTCATTTACAACAATTGGCGCAGACTTACCGGCTGCAGCTAGAGCACCAAATGAGTCAAGTATATCAAAATTAGTTTCTCTACTGTC